ATCATCCGGCGGCCACCAGTGCCAAAGCGGCTACACCAAAAATACTCAAAAAACCCAGTGTAACGCCTAAAATATTTGCAATATTATTCATCTATTTGTCCTTCCGATCATTAATTGAGCCAATAAACTCACTATCGCCAGCATCAACGCATCGCCAACACATGCGATTCCCAATCCAAGAACTCTTAAACATCTTCCTGCATCTCAAACATTCTCGATTATTTGATTTGAGTTTCGGTGAATCAGCAGGCTTTGAACTGTACTCTGCCCTGCGTTTGCGCCAATAGACCGCCAGTGGCGATTGGCTGAGTCCCGGTTTTATTGGTAACGTCATTCGCTGCCATCCGCCCCATTGCTAATAAGTCGTGCGGCTTCCTGGCGCGACACTCGGTGGTGTGAGCGCGCACCGAAGCCGAAACCGCTATCATATAAATGATCGCACAGTGTGTCGATTGTGTCGGACCTGGTCGGGTTCGCGTCGTGACACGCCAACACTTCGTCAGCATAAGCCCAAAAGTCTAATCGACTATCGAAGGCGTTGACGTGTTTAATGCCGCGTCCGTGGATATCCGTTGCAATATAAATCATTTTCTCGTCTCCTTGTTCTGGAGCGGTCGGCCTATCCGGTTGCCCCTTGCCCTATTTTATACATTAGTTGAAAGAGGAAATAAACACCTATTTGCACAAAAGTTTAATTTTATTCTGGGCGTCCTCGCAACCGTTGCCGATGATCACCGTGTCGCTGATGCCTTCCAGATACGCAATCCAGTCCTTTTGAACTGGCGAGATTTTTCCGCCCTTCTCCCGCTTCATTTCAATCCAGCATCGCCACGCAGGGATATATAAATCAGGCACCCCGGCGCTGACGCCTTCCGCCTTCAGCTTCGCGCCTGTCGTGCGACTCCGATGGCCGCCGTTGGGAATTGCGAATATTCGCACGCCGGGATGTTCCTGGCGGAACCACATTACCAATTCGCGCTGTTCCTCATGCTCGGTTTTCATCCCAGTCCCTTCTTGTCACGCGGAAGAATTTGCCGTCTTTTTTAAATTTAATCGCCATTGGAGGGCGTGCTTGATTTAGATCGCGAGCAACATCGTCCAGCGTTTTATTTCTCATTACGTCACCGGCCTTCGACATCATAACCAAGTTGGCAAGCAGGGTCCGCGCTTTCTGACCAGCATAGCCGTCGTGAGTCACTGTCAGATATTCAGTTATGGGCCGATCCGATAGCGCGCCGTAGTATGTGACGGCCAGCATTTTTATGCCGCTGGCGCGGCTTATATGTTGCCGCCATTTCCATTCTGTCACAGGCATATCATCGACATCCAGACCCATGATGTCGTCATGGTGGAGTTTTTGCTGCGGCGGTTTTGGCGCCGGGAACGGTTCGCCGCAAGCCACGCATTCCTTGGCTGATATGTGGTTCAATTCATTGCAGGCTTCGCAGACTTTGACCGGTGCCTCGCCCTTGCCTTTGCCTGACGCCTTCTTTGGATTGACCGCCGTGATGGGGCCATGCGTTTGCACCACTCCGGCAAAGTCCAAAACAAGGCAGTGGTCAATGTGGCTCTTGGGCCGCATTCCGCGACCTGCCATCTGCACATACAGCCCGGTAGATAGCGTTGGCCGCAGCATGGCAATCAGATCGAGGTCTGGGTGATCGAACCCGGTCGTCAATACATTGGCGTTCGTCAGCGCCTTAATTTCGCCAGATTTAAAACCGGCGATAATTCGCTCACGTTCTGCCTTCGGCGTCGTCCCAACTATGCAAGCCGAGACAATGCCCCGAGCCGCGAGAATTTCTGCCACGTTGTGCGCGTGTTTAACGCCAGCGCAGAAAAACAACCAAGACCGGCGGTCACCAGCCAAGCGGATCACCTCGTCAACAGTCGCCGCATTATTTTTGTCTGTGTCAACGGCGGCTTGCAGTTCGCTCTCGATATATTCACCGCCGCGCTTGTGGACGCCTTCAACCGAAAGCTGATGCGCAGTCAGCTTCGACCGAAGCGGTGCAAGAAATCCTTTGTGGATCAGTTCTTCGATGCTAACCGGCGCAATAATATCCGCAAATAGCGCCGGTTCGTCGGTGATATATCCATGACCCAGGCGGTACGGCGTAGCTGTCAGTCCGATCACCCGCAGCACCGGATTGATGTGCATTAGATCAGATATCAGCTTTCGGTATCCGCCCTCCTGTTTGTGGCTGACCAGGTGACATTCATCAATCAGCACCAGATCAACGTGACCAATCTGATTGGCTTTGTTTCGTACCGATTGAATACCGGCAAACGTAATCGGTTCGCCAATATCTCGCCGCCTCATGCCCGCCGAATAAATGCCCAACGGCGCATCGGGCCAGTGGCCCAACATCTTCTCGGCGTTTTGTTCAATCAACTCTTTAACGTGCGTCAGCATCAGGATGCGCGTCTCAGGCCATGTCTGAATCGCCTCCTTGCAGAGCGCCGCGACAATATGTGACTTGCCCGATCCGGTCGGTAGTTCAATGCACGGGTGGCCCTTGCGGCCATCCGAGAACCACTTGTATAGCTGGTCGATTGTTCGCTGCTGGTAATCACGGAGCATTTTCAACCTCCAATATAGCGCGGCCTATTTGCTCGACGACTTGCGGGACAACGGCATTTCCGAGGGCTTTAAGTCGGTCCACCCTTCTGGGAACCCCATGAGCCACTCGACCCACGTCGGGTTCAATGATCCACCTTGCGGGACTTGAACCGTCGAGACTAGATCGGTGCCGCTCCAGGCTTCTGTCGCCTGTCGCCACCTGTGATCGCTCGCCACTGGCGTTGGCCACAAGCCTTTCCGCGCCATGTAGTGCAGGTCGCCCGTACCAGCCCTGTCGCCGCTCCTTTCCCCGCCGCCCAATGGCGTTGTCGGAGTTGGCAACAATCCAAACTCGGTCGCGTCGGTGCGGGGCATCGACGGCGCAAGCTGGAATAACAAATGCTGCGGCTTCGTAGCCGAGGCTTTCCAGGTCAGAAAGGCTACGCTTGAGCCCCATCGGCTCGTTAACAAAACCTCTGACATTCTCGCCAATGACCCATGTAGGCCGTAGCTTTTTAACAAGGGCAGCCATCGCCGGCCAGAGGTCACGGTCATCTTCTGTGCCTCGCTGCTGCCCGGCGACACTCCAGGGCTGGCAGGGGAACCCGCCGCAGATGAGGTCAATGTCTCCAAGCTCATCTGTCGGGATGGTTCGCACGTCGTCATAGATCGGCGTGTCGGGCCAGTGCTTTCTAAGGACGGCCTGGCAGAAGGGCTCTCGCTCACAGAAGGCAACTGTCCGAAAAGGTCCGGCTCGTTCGAGTCCAAGGCTAAATCCTCCTATTCCAGAAAATAAATCCAAGACGTTCATTTTTCCCGCACCCCCACAACCGCTGCACCCGGAAATGTCTCGCGCACTTTCCCAACAAGTTCATTCGCGCACGCCTCGCCGCCGACAATCAACTCTTTGCTGCTGTAGACGTATGCATCACCCTCACCGTTGCGAACGTCTTTGCCGTCGATCTCGTATACCGCTTCGTGTGGGTCGTTGCTGTCTTTTTGAGGCCACGGCACCATATCGGGATGCAGGACATGGCTCTCGCAGCCTGTCGCTTGAAACTCCAAGGGGATTTGATTTCCTTCACCTCTAGCCCAACGGGCGCATGACCATGTGCTGTCCTTCTCCGGCGTGGCGTGGGCGCAAGTCCGGCAATTAACTTGCTGAGTTAATCGGCGCTCATGGCAAAAGCTGTGCGCCGGACACCATTTACATTGATACCAACTTGGATCAGACGAAAGAGGGTCAGGCATACGTTCTGCCAGCGCAACTCGGTGGCCTCGATCTCGCAGAGCCTCCGCCGCTTCCTTGTCAAATTTCACGCGCTCCGTATACAGACGGTCGTCGTCTTTGCAGACGGCCAGGTAAAGCGCACGCTTGATTCCAGTGGCAAGCATGTATAGCTGCATCTGCGCCCAGTGCATGGGCTTGCTGGCCTTCACCTCTTTCTTCACGAGGTCGTCAAATGATTTTTTAGCGTGAGTTTTAAACTCCGCAACGTGTCGCGTTTTCTCCGCGCCTGGAACGCCGCCCTCGATGGTGCCGTCAGTCGAACCGCCGACATGCGACCCAAGGTCAACGTGTTCTTGATGGCTTGAGAAATTGACGCCAATGGCCTCCAAGTCAGAGATGATGATGTTTTCCTCATTGTTACCGCGCCGAAACAATCGCAGAATGCGGCCTTGGAATTTCTCCTTCACCGCCCAGCGGAAAGACAGCCACAGCCAGCGTTCGCAGGGGTGGCCCAGCAGGGAGCAACCAAGGTGGCCGCGCAGTTCGTCAGGCTGGCTTGCGTGGTGTTCGTCAATCAGATTGGTGATGGTGTGGATTGGTTCTGGTATCTTTGCCATAGCGAAATGGCCGGAGGTTATTAGCCCCCGGCCCTCCTTCATTTTGCCCAAGGCGCTGTGGCGGAAGTTGCCGGTGCTGGTGCGGCAGCAGGTGCAGGTGCGGACACTGGCGGCGTCGAGCCCTCAATGGCCTTAAATGCTTGAACCTCATTTTGCAGCCCATATTCAGGACTGTCTTTAATGGTTAGTTTGATAGAGAGATTCGCGCCCACGAGCTGGTCGGTGTCGCTAACCTGCTGAAGGCCGACGGCAAGCATAATTCTCCCCAACTGCTTCCGACCAAATTCTTCGGCCTTCGGACTCGGATTGGTCATATTCAGGTTTGTGTAGACCACCCGCCCCTGATGCTGCGGCCCAGTGATGTCGAACCGGACAAAGATATATTTTCCCGTTCCTTTTTTTGTATCGCGCATACCTCCGTCTGTGATGGTTGCGGTATACCATCCAGCCGGGACAGGCTCAAACTCGCGCTTCTCTTCTTCTGGAATGTCATTGATGTCGAATGTTTCGCCAAGCAAACCCATAGTCTTTACTCCTGAGTGATTTGAAATGATGCCCGACCGGGCTTTGTCGTAATCCCGCCAAGGAGCGGGTCGGTGATCGATTTGTCGGCGTTTTTCCATGCCGTCATATTCAATTCCGGCTTCCACCGAAAAAGGCTGGAAAGGTGTTCTGATGATCCCTCCTCTGCCGCGATGTCTTGTATGCGATCCGCATCAACCTTGCGGCTCATGCGGCCCGTGATTTTGATTTTGTAACCGCCGTCCGTTTTGACGTTCTCCGTTCCCTCCATGTTTTCGGCCACGCCGGCCAGTGAAAGAAGTTTGTCTTCAATCTCTCTGCGGCGTTCCGTTGCAGCTT